TCTTCCTGAAGCCTGCTAAATCAATCAACTTCGTTACACTTACTTTCGTTGCTACGAGAACAGGTGTAAGTTTTGAAGAAGTTGCTGGTAGAGTTTAATTTATTATAAAAAATAGGAGGAACCCCAAATGTCTACTTTACGCACAATTACTGACTTCAAAACCGCCCTTCAGGGCGGCGGCGCTAGAGCTAATTTATTTGAAGTCGATATTCCAACAATTCCAGCAGTAGCAACTCAAGGTATTGATTGGGATGCAGAAAACTTCCAGTTCCTGTGTAAGGCTGCGGCACTTCCCGCATCCAACGTTGCACCTATCGAAGTTCCCTTCAGAGGTAGAACTCTGAAGGTTGCTGGAGATAGAACATTCGACACCTGGACTGTTACCGTCATCAACGATGAAGACTTCAAACTAAGAAGTGCTTTTGAACAATGGATGAACGGAATCAGCAAACTCGATAACAACACTGGTGCTACAAACCCCTCTTCCTATATGGCAAGAGCAATTGTTCATCAGTTAGGTAGAGGTGCTGATCAAGGTCGCTTCAGTCAAACCAATAGCGATATCGCTGGTGGTTCTGGAGTTACACCACTTAGAACATATCTTTTCAATGATGTTTTCCCAACAAACGTTTCTCAGATTGATCTGAGTTACGATTCGGCAGACACAATTGAAGAGTATACTGTTGAGTTCCAAGTCCAATACTGGACAGCAGGATCTGCACAGGCTAGTGGTGGAGCAACTGATCAAAGTGGCGTTGCTCTCACTTGATAAATAGGTACAGTAATACGATCACTATATTTAAATAATGGCTAAGTTATTTGGTTTCTCAATAGAAGATACTAACCAAAAGCCGCCTAGTGTTCAATCGCCCGTTCCTCAGTCAAATGAGGACGGGTCTGATCACTATCTAACCAGCGGATTTTTTGGTTCTTATGTTGATATTGAAGGAGTATTCAGAACAGAATTTGATCTAATCAAGAGATACAGAGAAATGGCTCTGCATCCCGAAGTTGATAGTGCTATCGAAGATATTGTAAACGAAGCGATTGTCTCAGATTCTAATGACGTTCCCGTTCAAATTGATCTGGACAATTTAAATGCGAGCGATGGTATAAAGACAATAGTAAGACAAGAATTTAAAACAATTTTAGATCTTTTAGATTTTGATAAAAAATCTCACGAAATTTATAGAAATTGGTACGTTGATGGTAGACTATACTACCATAAAGTAATAGATTTAAAAAATCCACAGGATGGAATTCAAGAGTTGAGATATGTTGACGCAATGAAAATGCGTTATATCCGACAACAAAAGAAGCAAGATAAAGCTCAAGCACTCAAGGCATTAAACAGTCCTAGGGATGAACAACAAGTTTTAATGCCTGAGATTGAAGAATATTTTATTTACAATCCAAAAGGAAATTCTTCAGCATCACCTATTGGTAGTAGATCTTCAAATCAATCTGGAATTAAAATTGCAAAAGATGCAATTTCATATTGCACTTCTGGACTAGTAGATAGAAATAAGGGAACTACGCTATCATATCTTCACAAATCAATCAAGTCTCTCAATCAATTGAGAATGATTGAAGATAGTCTTGTTATATACAGACTATCGCGTGCGCCTGAACGTAGAATTTTCTATATTGATGTAGGCAATCTACCTAAGGTAAAAGCAGAACAATATTTGCGTGATGTTATGTCTCGCTATAGAAATAAACTTGTATATGATGCCTCAACAGGGGAAATAAAGGATGAGAAAAAACACATGTCCATGCTTGAGGACTTCTGGCTCCCAAGACGTGAAGGTGGAAGAGGAACAGAAATTACTACTCTCCCCGGAGGACAAAACCTGGGTGAAATTACTGATATTGAATATTTTAAGAAAAAATTGTTTAGATCCCTTAATGTTCCACCCTCAAGAATGGATGGAGAAGGTGGATTTAACCTGGGGAGATCTTCTGAGATCTTAAGAGATGAACTCAAGTTTACTAAGTTTGTCGGACGTTTGAGAAAAAGATTCTCAAATATGTTCAATGATATGCTCAAAACTCAACTTCTTTTGAAGAATGTTGTTACTCCCGAAGATTGGGATGTCATGGAGCAGCATATTCAATATGACTTCCTATATGATAATCACTTCTCTGAACTGAAAGATTCTGAACTTCTTACTGAGAGACTTAATATGGTTGCAACTGCAGAACCATATGTCGGTAAGTATTTCTCCCAGGATTATCTGAGAAGAAAAATTCTTCGTCAAACTGATGAGGAAATTCTTGAACAGAATAAACTTATCGAAAAAGAAATTGCGGCAGGACTTATTCCAGATCCTACTGCTCCGGTTGATCCCGAAACAGGAATGCCTATAGATGATTCTACGAATGGTAATATGGGGGTTGTTCCTGTTGAACCAGAAATAGATGGATCTTCAACCGAGGCACCAGAAATGCCTAAGGGTGGAGAGATATAATATAAATAAATTGTAATCGTAGTACAGAATTATTAACATGGATGAATTAATGGATATGATTGTGAGTGATGAGTCCCCCTCACAGATTACAGATGCTATCAAAGATCTTCTTTTCGCTAAGAGCGCAGAAAAAGTTGATGCATTTAAACCTGTTGTGGCAAATTCTTATGTAGATTCTAAAGAAGATGAAATTTCTTCAGAAGAAGAAAGTGGAGAATGAATAAATAACTCTTATAAGACACTTTTAAGTTCATGTATAGAACATTATTAAATGGATCTGGCGTTGAGGTTGCTCTTAATAGTGCAACTACTCTTAGTAATGCAACCGTTGTTAGAGTAATCAATCTTTCTGGAGCTGATGCGACAGTTAGTATTGCAAAAAGTACAACTGCTGGTTATGCAAGTACTGCTACTGTAACTCTACCAGACGATAGAGTTGAATTTTTTGAGAAAGGTCCTCAAGATATTATTTCAGCATCTGCTGCAACAGTTAAAGGTTTTAAAGTAGGATTTACTGGCTAATCAAATGAAACTAATCAGAGAAGAAATCGAAGAAGTAAAAGTCCTCGTAGAAGGTAAAGGGTCTAAAAAGTCTCTTTACATCGAAGGAGTTTTCCTTCAAGGAAACATCAAAAACCGTAATGGTCGTATGTATCCTATGGAGACTCTTCGTAAAGAGGTTGGTCGTTATATCAAGGAGAATGTTTCTTCTGGTAGAGCACTTGGAGAACTAGGACACCCAGACGGTCCAACCGTAAATCTCGATCGAGTTTCTCATAAAATTGTATCCCTCAAAGAGAATGGATCTAATTTTATTGGTAAAGCAAAGATTCTTTCTACCCCTATGGGAAAAATCGCTGAGGCTCTTCTCAATGATGGTGTAAAACTAGGAGTTTCTTCCCGTGGAATCGGATCAATCTCTAGGCAAGAAGGTATCAACGTGGTTGGTGGAGACTTTATGCTTGCAACTGCTGCCGACATTGTTGCTGATCCTTCTGCTCCTGATGCTTTTGTAGAAGGTATTATGGAAGGTAAAGAATGGGTATGGGAAGGTGGTATTCTTCGCGAAAAAATGGCGCAGGATCTGAGAGCTGAGATTGAAATAGCATCTCGCCAGAGACGCCTACAAGAGCGTAAGATTGAACTGTTTGATCAGTTTATATCAAATCTTTAAAAATATAAATAAATATAGTTAATCTAAATTAAAAGATAAACGGAGAGTCTCAAATGTCTAGTGACAACAATTTACAGGAAATGGAAGCGGGCACTACACAATCCAAAACTGCTGTAAATGCGAATGCTGCTGCAGCGGATCCGATGCCAACGCTATCTAATCCCGGTCCATCTGCATCAGTAGAAGATCTCGGAGGTCCTACCCCCGAGAATTATAAACCTGATGACGATTCCGCAAAGTTAAAAGAGCCTGGCGCAACGCTTGCTCAAGTTAGAAACGTAGTAAACAAAGGTGCTGCTAAGGCAGATCCTATGCCTGCTGGCGTTAAGGAAGAAGAAGAAGTCGAAGGCGAAATTGTCGCAGAAGAAGAAGCAACTGAGGAAGAAGTAGTATCTGAAGAAGAAACTACAGAAGTTGCGGAGGCAGAAGTTGTTGCAGAATACGACATCGAAGAAGATGTAACTGCACTTCTCAATGGCGAAGAACTCTCCGAAGAATTCCAAGAAAAAGCTCGTACAATCTTTGAAACAGCAATCAACTCTAAAGTTGCAGCAATCAAAGAAAGTCTAGAAGCACAATACGAAACAAAATTTGTTTCTGAACTCTCAGAAGCAATTACAGAAACTAAAGAAGAATTAACCACTAGAGTTGATTCTTATCTTGAGTATGTTGCTGAAGAGTGGTTCAATGAGAACCAACTCGCTATCGAAGCAGCACTCAAGACCGAAATGACTGAGAGTTTCATCTCAGGCATGAAGGATCTTTTTGAAACACATTATGTAACTATCCCTGAAGAAAAATATGATGTATTAGAGAGCATGGTAGAAAAACTTGATGACATGGAGACAAAACTCAACGAGCAAATTGAGAAAAATGTTTCCCTAAACTCCCGTCTTTCCGAGTCGGTTGCAGATGGAATCGTAGCTCAAGTCTCTGAAGGTCTAGCACAGACACAGAAAGAGAAACTCGCCACACTTGCCGAAAGTGTTGAGTTTGAAAGTGAAGAACAATATCGTGAAAAATTGGAGACCCTGAAGGAGTCATACTTCTCAGCAAAAACTCCAAAAGCAGCAAAAACTGAATCACTCTCTGAGGGTGTAGAAAGTGGAACTGAGTCCTACTCAAATTCCATGGCTGCATACCTTAAGACACTTTCAGTTATTGCTAACAAAAACTGAATTTAATATTAACTCAAACGTAAACATCACCCTTTAAAGCAAATGTTCCAATCAGAACAGTTGCAGGAAAAGTGGGCACCTCTCCTCAATCACGAGGGACTTGATTCAATCCAAGATTCTCACAAGAGAGCTGTTACCGCAGTCCTGCTCGAAAACCAAGAAAAATTCCTTAGAGAACAGCAATCATTCAGTGATTCTGGTTCTTTCCTATCCGAAGCACCTGTTAACGCAGTTGGCGATGGTGGGTATACCTCCTCAGGCGGTCAAACAGTTGCTGGTTTCGACCCAGTACTGATCTCCTTGATCCGTCGTTCTATGCCTAACCTGGTCGCTTATGACCTGGCTGGCGTACAACCAATGAACGGTCCTACTGGACTCATCTTCGCGATGCGTTCACGCTACGAGACTCAGAACGGTAAAGAGAGCTTCTTCGACGAAGTAGACACCGGATTCTCTGGTCAGTCTTCCGAGTTCGATCTTACTAACGGCAACACTGGTACTTCCGTTGGTATGGGTACAACTGCACAAGCAGGTGGAAACCCAAGTGTACTGAACCCAACTGGTTCTGCAACCGAATCCAACTATAGCGTTGGTCAGGGTATGCGTACCGATGATGCTGAGAACCTCGGCACAGGTAGCGACCACTTCAACCAGATGGCATTCTCGATCGAGAAAGTCACCGTAACCGCCAAGTCCAGAGCTCTGAAAGCTGAGTATTCTTTAGAACTCGCACAAGACCTCAAGGCGATCCACGGTCTGAACGCTGAAGCGGAACTCGCAAATATTCTCTCTTCTGAGATTCTTGCTGAGATCAACCGTGAAGTCATCAGAACAATCTACAAAACCGCTGAGCAAGGCGCAACACAAAACGTTGCAACTGCTGGTGAGTTTGATCTCGACATCGATTCCAACGGACGTTGGAGTGTTGAGAAGTTCAAAGGTCTTCTGTTCCAAATCGAAAGAGATGCGAACCAGATTGCTCAAAGAACTCGTAGAGGAAAGGGCAACGTAATCATGTGCTCCGCTGACGTTGCATCCGCACTTGCAATGGCTGGTGTACTTGACTACACTCCTGCTCTTAACGCTAACTTGAGTGTTGATGACGCTGGTAACACCTTCGCAGGTACTCTGCTTGGTAAGTTCCGCGTATACATCGATCCTTACGCTGCAAACAACGCTGCTAATCAGTACTACGTTGTTGGTTATAAGGGTACTTCCCCTTATGACGCTGGTTTATTCTACTGCCCATACGTTCCCCTACAGATGGTTCGTGCAGTTGGAGAGAACACCTTCCAGCCTAAAATCGGCTTCAAGACTCGCTACGGCATGGTTGCTAACCCCTTCGCACAGGGAAGCACAGTTGGAGCTGGTGCTCTTACCACCAATGCTAACCGCTACTACCGTCGCGTTTCCATCAAAAACCTCATGTGATTTATTGATCACAAGGTTATGCGAGAGGGTCTTCGGACCCTCTTTTTTTATCTAAATAATTAAAAAAAGATGGCAGGATTTTACGATACTCAAATACAGAATAGAAACTTTCTATCTCCAACTGGATTTAGATTTGGTTTAACTAGAGCACCTAGAGTAGCATTCTTTAGCAACAGTGCAAATATCCCAGACATGAATCTAGGAGTTGCAGTTCAACCATCATATCTAAAAGATATTGATGTACCTGGGGATAAATTAGTATTTGGAGATTTTAACTTAAAATTTTTAGTTGATGAAGATCTCAAAAATTATATGGAAATTCAAAACTGGATGAGAGGTCTTGGGTTTCCAGAGAACGTAAAAGAAATTATAGATCTGCAGAATAATGATTCTAGGAGAACTATCATTCCAGAAAAAACTATGGACATATATTCTGATGGTTCTTTAATGGTACTAACAAGTAATAACAATATTAATTTTAAAGTTAATTTTCAAAATATGTTCCCGTCATATTTGTCCACACTAGACTTTGATGCTACTGATACAGATGTACAGTACTTTACAGCAGACGTTACTTTCAAGTATACTTTATATAATATAACTGATGAGAATAACAAGAGGCTATGAGTATTGATCTTGAAAAACTCCAAGAAATGTGGGAAAGAGATTCAAAAATAGATCCAGATAATCTTCATACTGAATCATTAAATATCCCTGTTCTTCATTCAAAATATCATGAACTGTATAATAACATTTCTCTTTTAAGAAAGAAAGCAGAACAACAAAGAAAAAATATTAGACATGAAAGATACGAATATTTTTCAGGCAAAGCAGATCCAGATGTATATGTAGAAAATCCTTTTCCTAAAAAAATTAGAGATAAAGATACTATGCAGAAATATATGGATGCTGACCAAAAATTAGCAAACTCCTCATTAAAGATCGAGTACTATGATACCATTCTTTCATACATTGATAGTATTTTAAAACAAATTTCAAATAGAACTTATCAGATAAAAAATGCTATTGAGTTTATGAAATTTACCGCAGGACTAGGGTAATGGAAGAAGAGCAATGGGAAT